ATTGGGTTCATCTTCCTGAAGAAGTTCGTTTAATATGTGCTAACATGATGTTTAATCTTGGCTATCCTCGTTACTGTAAATTTAAAAAGAAAATACAAGCTATCAAAGATGGCGATTGGCTAGAAGCAGCAGAACAAATGCAGGATTCAAGATGGTACAAACAAGTGACAAACAGAGCCGACAGACTAATCTCACGGATGCGAGCAGTAGGCTTGAGTTAAGAAGACAAAGAGAAAGAAAAAAACACATCAAAAATTTAATTGAGTGTTTTAAACCTAAAGATAGAAAGTTTATAAAATATGGCTAGAAAATTAACAGATCGTCAAAAAAAGTTTCTAGAAGCTTTATTTGCAGAAGCTAATGGAAGTATAAAAGATGCTAAAATTATTGCAGGATATTCTCCTCAATCAAATAGTAATGAAATTATACAATCTTTAAAAGAAGAAATATTGGAAGCAACTCAAACTTTTATGGCAGGAAATGCTCCTAAAGCTGCATTTGCTATGTTAGCAGGTATAGATGATCCCACACAGCTTGGTATACGAGATAAAATGGCAGCAGCTAAAGATTTACTTGATCGTTCAGGTTTAGTTAAAACAGAAAAATTACAAGTAGAAAGTTCTGGAGGTGTTATGCTTTTACCACCTAAAAACGAGTCAGATGAATAGAAGTCTTGGTAAATGGAAGTTGCCACAACCAACAGATATTAAAGAAGATGAAGAGTGGAAGCAAATACCGAGAATAGCAAGAACAGTTCCTTTCGGTTATAAAGTAAACAAAGAAGATAATACTCTTCTTGACCCCATAGATTATGAATTAGAAGCATTAGAATTAGCAAGAAAGCACGTAAAACAGTATTCATATAGAGAAGTAGCTAATTGGTTGACAACAAAAACAGGCAGGTCTATTTCTCATGTGGGATTAAGAAAAAGATTGGTACATGAAAAACAACGTAAGAACACGGCTAGAACTCTCCGAAAATGGGCTGAGTATGCCACGCAAGCGATTGAAAAAGCGAAAAACTTTGAAGTCAACAGGACAGGGGCAAAAGTCCAAAGTTGAAGTTGAAAAAATTCAAGAAGTTGAAGAACTTCCAACAGAAGAACAGAATGTAATTTTTGCACCTAATAAAGGACCTCAAACAGAGTTTCTTGCCGCTGCTGAAAGGGAAGTTCTTTATGGTGGTTCAGCAGGTGGTGGTAAAAGTTATGCAATGTTAGCAGACCCATTAAGATATATGGGGCATTCACAATTTAGTGGATTATTACTGCGACATACAACTGAAGAATTAAGAGAACTTATATTTAAATCTCAAGAGTTGTACCCACAAATATGGAAAGGCATCAAATGGTACGAAAGAAAGATGCAATGGGTAGCACCATCAGGTGCAAGACTATGGATGTCTTATCTTGATAGAGATGAAGATGTTATGCGTTATCAAGGTTTGGCATTTAGCTGGATAGGATTTGACGAATTGACACAATGGGCATCTCCGTTTGCTTGGAATTATATGCGTTCACGTTTACGTTCTACAGCACCGGACTTACCAATTTATATGAGAGCAACAACTAATCCGGGTGGATTAGGACATATGTGGGTTAAGAAAATGTTTATTGACCCTGCTCCCTACGGAAAGGCATTTGATGCAACCAATATTGAAACAGGGGAAGTCCTCAAATACCCATCAGGACACCCTAAAGTTGGAGAATCTTTATTCAAACGGAGATTTATTCCTGCAAGATTATCTGACAATCCATACCTTGCCAGATCAGGTGATTATGAAGCCATGCTTCTCTCCCTACCAGAACAACAACGAAAGCAGTTATTGGAAGGTGATTGGGATATTAAAGAAGGGGCTGCTTTTACCGAGTTTAATAGGGATATACATGTCATTGAGCCTTATAGTATCCCTAATAATTGGGTTAAGTTTAGGGCTTGTGACTATGGGTATGGCTCTTATTCGGCAGTTGTGTGGATTGCTGTTTCGCCCTCTGAACAATTGGTTGTCTACCGAGAACTCTATGTATCAAAAGTATTAGCTACAGATTTAGCTGATATGGTTTTGGAAATGGAGGAAGAAGATGGAAATATCAAATACGGAGTTTTGGATTCTTCTCTGTGGCATAAACGTGGCGATACTGGTCCATCTTTGGCTGAACAAATGATTATAAGAGGATGTCGTTGGAGACCCTCTGATAGAAGTAAAGGTTCTCGTGTATCAGGTAAGAATGAAATACATCGAAGATTGCAAGTTGATGAATTTACAGAAGAACCAAGATTAGTATTTTTTAATACTTGCACTAACTTAATTGCACAAATACCGTCTATACCTTTAGATAAGAAAAATCCTGAAGATGTAGACACAAAAGCAGAAGACCATTTATATGATGCCCTTAGATATGGTGTTATGACACGACCAAGGTTTAGTGTTTTTGATTATGACCCAAGAGGTAAACCTGCAATGGGAATGCCTGTAGCAGATTCAACATTTGGATATTAAAGGATAAATTATGGCTGAAGATGAAGTATTTATAGAAGATGAAGCATTAGCACTAGATGATTCTACAGATGATCTTGTAGATGATTTAGGCTATACTAATCTTGTAGGTTTTATACAAGGTAGATATAAACGAGCAGAAGACTACCGAGAATTAGATGAAGATAGATGGACAAGAGCCTACAGAAATTATAGAGGATTATATGGTCCTGATGTGCAATTTACAGAAGCTGAAAAATCGAGAGTTTTTATAAAAATAACAAAAACTAAAACTCTTGCAGCATATGGTCAAATAGTTGATGTTTTATTTTCAGCTAATAAATTTCCTATCAGTATTGAGCCTACAGAATTACCAGAAGGAGTAGCAAAAGATGTTCACTTTGATCCTAAAGCACCTCAAGATGCTGAAGCAGAACCTACAGAAGAACTACCATCACCTTATGGTTTTAGTAATGACGGTAAACAATTGCCTAAAGGAGCAACTGAAGAGAGTTTATTACAAAATCTTGGACCTCTTGAGGATAAATTAAAAGACATAGAAAACTTAGAAGGTGGAGTCGGAGTAACTCCATCTGCAATTACATTTAGTCCTGCCATGATTGCTGCAAAATCAATGGAAAAAAAGATAATGGATCAGTTGCAAGAGTCAGGAGCAAATAAACATTTAAGAAGTACAGCATTTGAAATGTCATTATTTGGCACAGGTGTTATGAAAGGTCCTTTTGCAATAGATAAAGAATATCCAAATTGGGATGAAAATGGTGAATATAATCCTGTTTATAAAACAATGCCACAAATATCTAATGTATCAGTTTGGAATTTTTATCCTGATCCTGATGCAAACAATATGGATGAAGCCCAATATGTTATTGAAAGACATAAAATGTCTCGTTCACAATTACGTGCTTTAAAAAGAAGACCATATTTTAGAGAAATGGTTATTGAAGATGCAATTGATCAAGGCGAAAATTATAATAAAAAATCTTGGGAAGATGATTTATCCGATTATGCTCCTGAAGGAACAATAGAAAGATATGAAGTTCTAGAATATTGGGGTATGTGTGATATTGAAATGTTAAAAGATCAAGGTGTTGACGTACCAAAAGAAATAGAAGATTTTGACGAAGTTCAAATTAATGCATGGATTTGTAATGGAAAACTTTTAAGAGTTGTTCTCAATCCATTTAAACCTGCAAAAATACCCTATATGGCTGTACCCTACGAACTTAATCCTTATTCATTTTTTGGTGTAGGATTAGCAGAGAATATGGATGATACACAAACTCTTATGAATGGGTTTATGAGAATGTCTGTTGATAATGCTGTATTGTCAGGAAACCTACTTATAGAAGTCGATGAAACAAATCTAGTTCCGGGGCAAGACTTATCTGTGTATCCCGGAAAAATATTTAGACGACAGGGTGGTGCTCCGGGTCAAGCTATCTTTGGCACAAAATTCCCCAATGTCTCAAATGAAAATTTACAGTTATTTGATAAGGCAAGACAACTTGCTGATGAATCAACAGGATTGCCATCATTTGCTCATGGACAAACGGGTGTATCAGGTGTAGGTAGAACTGCAAGTGGTATATCTATGTTAATGAATGCAGCAAGTGGTAGTATTAAAACTGTTATTAAAAATGTAGATGATTATTTACTTAGACCTTTAGGAGAAGGTTTATTTAGATTTAATATGCAATTTGATTATGACCCTGATATTAAAGGTGATTTAGAAGTTAAGGCACGAGGTACTGAAAGCTTGATGGCTAATGAGGTACGAAGTCAACGTCTAACAGCTTTTCTTCAGACAGCAAGTAACCCTGTTCTTGCTCCTTTTGCTAAATTTAATTATATTATTCGTGAAATTGCCAAAGCAATGGACCTTGATCCAGATAAAGTAACTAATAATATGGATGAAGCAGCATTACAAGCTGAAATATTAAAAGGATTTACAGGACAGCAAGAACAACAACAGCCACCAGCAGGAGCAAATCCCAATGATCCAACAGGTGCGGGTGGGGGAACAGTAGGAACAGGACAAGTGCCAGTTCCGGGTGAACAAGGATTTACAGGAGGACCACAGAACATTGGACAACAACAACCACAGCAACAACCACAAGCAGGTGCTCAGTCACCTCAAGCCCCTAGTGAACAACCACCAACTCCTGCAAGCATTCAATAATTATTTAGAGTATGCTATTTCACAACAGCATACAGTTATGGAACAAACACAGGATGTCGTTGCTTTACATAGATCACAAGGGATTATTGCTGCATTAAGACGATTAAAATTACTAAGGGATGAAGTAAATAAGAATGGCTAGTGTGCAAGAACAATCTGCTGATTTATTTGGAAAGAATCCAGAATTAAAATATAAGACAGTAGAAGAAATAAAAGAAAATGTAGGACAAACACCTTACAAACCTACACTAAAAGAATTAGCAAAAGATTTATATATTCCTGCATCTTTTCTTCCAGTTATAGGTACAGGTATAGCCATTAAAGAAATGCCTGAAGTTGCCCAACAAGCATACACTTTATTAAAACAAGGCAAAAGTGAAAGTGATTTAATAAAAATGGGTCTTGGAGCAGGACTTGGTGTATTGGTAGCAGCCGATATGCTTCCTTATGCTAAAAAAGTTACTGATCCACTTAAATCTAAAATAAAAAATGTGGCAAGTCAAATGTCTGATACCTTGACACCACAAGCTGTTACACCTGAAGGTATAAGTGCTGATATACCTAAAGTAGATTCTAAAATATTAAAAAATGAAGTTGTCGATTATTATAGAAAAAAGGGTGGTACATCAAGACAAGCACAAGAAGAAGTAGACAATAAAATATTTTTTAAAATAAATGATAAGCATCGTATTCCAAAACATGAATTATTAAAAGATAAAAAGGGTGAACCTTTAAAGTTATATATGGGTTTACAAAATCCTACTAAGTTAGGAGATAAATTTAAACATACTTTTGGAAAAGACCCTTTCGATAAAAAGCGTATTATGGTAGAAGGTCAAAAACCTGTTGGTTTTGCATCATCTAACCCACTTTTAGCAGATGGTTTTGCATCAAGATATCTCCGTGCTGAAGATATGAAATATAATGTTTTTAGTGGACAGAATGTTGTTCCTTTTTATGTAAAACCTAAAAAAGTTATTGAATATAAACCATTTTATGGTAGACGTGGTAATATGGAAGTTGCTAAAAATTGGTTTGAGTTTGATAAACAAGCATTGACTTTGCCTGAAGGTCATGTATTAGTTTGGCGAGATGGTATAGAACAGCATACAAGAGTAATACCAGAATTGCAAGAAGCAATACCAAATGTTAAATTTAATGAAGGAGATGTCTATGCATTTGGAGAAAATGTTCCGGTTTTTTCTGCTATATCAGGAGAAGAGTTAACAGATATAGCACCTAAACCTATTCCTTCTTGGATGTTAAATCAACCAGATAGAAATAGATATGTAGAATATCTTAAACAAATGAAACAAGATAGTCCTGTTTTAAAAGAACTTTTAGATAAAGCAGAAGAAATTACTTTTAAAGATATGGAAAAAATAATAAGTGAAGGAATTAATAAAGGATTAGATAGAAAAGGAATAAAGCAATTATTACAGGATAAAGGTTTTGACGGCAATATGATTCAATCATTTTACAACAGAACATATTTAGGTGTCAAACATTATGATAGACCAATAGATGTAAGAAAAGAAATACAATCATATGCAAATGAAAAGCCAAGAGAGAGTTTTTTTGATAAAGATGATATTAGAGAAGAATTTACAGAAACAACACAAACGAACCCTATTACAGGTTATGCAGACAGTAAGTTTTTGGATGAATTTGCCCCAACAAAAAATAAAAAGCCTGTTGTAAAAACTAAATCACCTTTAAAAAATAACTTTGAAAAAGGATTAGATTCAAAAACAAAAAGTTTAATCAAAAAACGTAATTTAAAAGTTGAACCATACGATAAGGCTTATGCAAGTATTGGTGCAGGAAAAAAGTGGTGGTTAGATGGGGATACTGTTGTTTTATATCATGGAACAAATAAACGTAATTTAGGAAGTGTTTTAGAAAAAGGGCTTACTCCTGATCTTAAAGATAATGCAGTTTATTTAACCCCAGACCAAAATACAGCAGGTGGATATGCTGTTATGTCAAGTGAGGGTGGAGAAAGAGCATTTTTAGGAAGGTCAGGTAAGCAAATTAAACAGACACCTGAACATGAAAGATTAATTTTAAAATATGAAATACCTAAAGATGAATTTTTTAAAATTCTTGATAGGGATTTTCAAAAAAGTTATAAGAGTAAAAAACTTTTTGATAAAGAAAAGTTTGATAAATATGTACAGTCTAAAAAATCAGATACAGAAAATTTTTACATTTCAACTGAAATACGTTTTTCAGGCGATACAGACTTACGTAAATATTTAACAGCAGTTTCTAACAGAAAAAATTTTGATGAAACTAAAAAATTTAATAAAGGTGGTACTATGAAAAATGAAATGAAAAAATTAAAATTAAAGGGTGGTGCTTTAGTTTCTTCAACTGCCTTACTAGGAGAAATACTTCCCAGTAAAAGTCAGTTAGGAGATATGATAAGAGAAACTGCTCCGGGTTGGTCAGCCAATGCAGATTTTGTTCGCCAATTAAGTGATAACGAAATATATGATTTATTAGAAGCAACTTCAGTATTATTAGGTCGGCAACTTAAAGCAAAAGCAAAAGGTGGTTATATAGCAAAAAACTTTGCTGAAGGTGGTCTTCAAGATGAGGGTGGAACAGTAGACCCTGTTTCAGGAAATGAAGTACCATCAGGTTCAACACAAGAAGAGGTTAGAGATGACATACCTGCAATGCTTAGTGAAGGAGAGTTTGTATTTCCAGCTGATGTTGTTCGATTTATAGGACTAGAAAAGTTAATGGCTATGAGACAAAAAGCTAAAGAGGGTCTAGCTAAAATGGAAGCTATGGGTCAGATGGGCAATTCAGAAGAAGCAGTATTACCTGATGA